GGGGGGGGTATTCTATGTCTTTCATAGTGACAACCATGGTCTATCCTTCCGTTATTGCTTAGAACAGGTAGGATTAGAGACAAGACAATGCATCATCTGGGAGAAGAACAGCTTCACTATGGGAAGACAGGATTATCAATGGAGACATGAGCCAGTCTTATATGGTTGGAAAGAAGGCGCCGCACATTACTTCATTGATGATAGGACTCAAGATACGGTCATTGATTTAGAAAGAACTGACCTTAATAAGAAATCTAAGAAAGAACTGGTTGAACTAGTTAAGAAACTTGAAGAAAAAGAAAGCGAAGCAACAACAGTTATCAAAGAAGATAAGCCACTTCATAATGACCTCCATCCAACCATGAAACCGATAAGACTGTTGGCTAGGTTTATTGCTAACTCTTCAAGAAAAGGAGAGATAGTCCTTGATCAATTCGGAGGAAGCGGAAGCACTATGATGGCATGTGAACAGACTGGAAGAAAATGCAGAATGATTGAACTAGATCCAGCTTATTGTGATGTCATAGTTGATAGATGGGAGAAGGCTACAGGAGAAAAAGCCGAACTGATCAGAAAGGGGACGAAATAATGAAATTGTATAGTAATGAGATTGTATTCAGAGGTCATCCAGATAAGATATGCGACCAGATAAGTGGAGCTATTTTGGACGAATGTTTGAAGCAAGATAAATACACAAGAGCAGGCATTGAATGCGCTCTTAAAAATAATCGGATTTATATCTTCGGAGAAATAACTACCAACGCCAAGATCGATAAAGCTGAAATAGCAAGAAGGGTATTGAAAGACATTGGATATAAAGAAGAATTTCAGGTGGTTGAGAATATTTCCGAACAGTCAAGAGACATAGCTATTGGAGTTGACCGTTTAGGTGCAGGAGATCAAGGGATGATGTTTGGATATGCTTGCAATGATACTAAAGAATTACTTCCCTTAGCCCAAGTTATTCTTATTAAATTTGCCAAAGAATACGACAAGTTAGTCCATATTAATCCTGATGTCTTTTATCCTGATGGAAAAGCACAGATTACAGGTTATTATGACCAAAACTTCAAATTGAAAGATATCAAAGATTTTACTATTTCTTATCAAAACAATGAAAAGAACAGATTTGTAACAGATGCTGAAATTAAGGCTATTGCAATGACTATCTGTAGAGAATATGGAATACATATTCAAAGCTTTTTGATAAATCCCACTGGTAAATTTTTAACAGGAGGTCCTTATGCTGACAGCGGACTTACTGGAAGAAAGATAGTGGTCGATGCCTATCAGTCATTCGCCAATGTTGGAGGCGGATGTATGAACGGCAAAGATCCAACCAAAGTAGATATCAGCGGAGCTCACAAAGCTAGGGAATTAGCTAAGAGAATACTTAAAGAGAAGCAGCTTACTTGGTGTGAGCTTCAGCTTTCTTATGCAATAGGATTGGAAAAGCCGTTGGCTATTTATATAGATAGCGATAAAGGCAATCTCCCTGTTTCAACGAATATGATCGAAGAATGCAAGCCAGCAAGAATCATACGAGATCTTCATTTATTAGAACCTAGATATGAGGAGTGGGCGAAATTCGGACATTTTGCTAACGAGGAATAACTATGGAAGAAGAAAGAAAGACTAAAGAGATTCCCAAAGGAAAGCATGGAGGATATAGGCCAGGAGCTGGGAGAAAGCCCAAGTCTTTGTCAGCGGTCCAAAAGCTTTCTGATAAAAGAGACCTGGATGCTTTTCTTACAACTGGAAACACTCTTAAACCTCCCGATTACCTTGGAGAAGTGGCTAAGGCTAAATGGAATGAGCTTATAGCTTCCTATCAGAAAATGAAGATAGAAGTTAATATTCTAGACCTTACTCAATTAGTTTTATACGTTCAGTCTTATGAGCGATATCAGAAAGCACAAGAGACTTGGATGGACATGCTAAAGAAGTCAATCGCAGTATCCGATGAAGATACCGATAAATTAATTAGGCGTTGTTTAAAAATTATGCAAGATGAAACATCCATCATGGCAAAGCTTGCCGCAGACTTACTTCTTACTCCAACAGGAAGATCAAAGTTCTTAGGAAAGATAGCAGAAAAGGAAAAGGTGGAAAACACAGATTCCTTAGGTGCATTCTTTAGTCAGCTAGGAGCAAATAATGGCTAGTTATCTTCAGCAATATATTGATTTTTTAAGAGCTAACAAAGAAACGCATTGTTGTAAGAAACTCGGTCAATGCTTTTTTGATGATTTAGAGCCGATTGTCCAAGGAAAAAGCGATAAGTTCTATTTTGATGAAAATGCTGGAAACTATGTCATTCGATTCATACAGGGAGACATTCCCGACTTAGATACTTTTGAGAAATGGATGGAGCAAGTGCCAAGAGAAGCGGGAGCTAGTAATTTTTCAAAGGTAAAATATCTAGAAAGACACGAAGGTAAATTCCTTGGATTCATTAGACAGTCTAAAGGGGAGTGGGCTGACCTTCCATTGGTTCTTCAACTATTCCAAAAGGCAATTATTCAAGCTATTTATGGAATCAAAAGAAGAGACACCAAGATGAGAAGATTCACCGAGGTGTGGATTGAAATCGGTCGTAAGAACGGAAAGACCACCCTTCAAGTTCCTTTCGCTTTGTGGGCACTTTTTGAAGAGCCAGGAGCTGAAGTCTACGTTGCCGCTTCAACTTATGCCCAAGCAAGAAGACTATGGGACAGCGCCGACCTTGTAAGAGAGAAGTCTCCAGCACTCAGCGCCGAGCTTAAAAGAAGAGTCAACCCAAGATGTGATATCTATTACCCCAAGAAGAATTCTCATTTTTACGCCTTGTCAAAAAACACTAAAAGCCAAGATGGTTTCAACTCTTCTTGTAACATCATCGATGAAGCTCATGCTTTACCAGATGAGGTCTATAACATCCTTAAGGATGCAACAGCAAATACAAGACAGCCACTGACTAACATCATCGGAACTGCGGGATTTGTTAGAGGAGCGCTATTTGACAACAAGTACGAGTATTACTCAAAAGTCTTAAACCACACAATTGAAGACGATAAGGTTTTAATAATCATCTATGAGTTAGATGACAAGGAAGAAATGTGGGATGAGACCAAATGGTATAAGTCTAATCCAGGATTAGGACCGATTAAGAAAATTGATTACCTTAGAGATAAGGTAAATAAGGCAAAGAACGATATAACAGTCTTAAATGATATTCTCACCAAGGACTTCAATGTAATTAATGTCAGCAATACTTCCTGGCTTACCGCCGAGACTATCAACAATGGTGCTTACGCTAATTATGACCATGAAATAATTGATAAGGAAAACCTATTAAAAGAATATTTGAAAAAGTTTGATGGAACAACTGTCCTTGGTGGTTTTGATCTATCAAGAACAAATGACTTAACTGCGTTCTCTACATTATTATTCGACCAGGAAAAGAACTGTGTAATAGCCAAGACTATGTACTGGTGTACTAAGTCGTTCCTGGACTCTCCAGAAGCTAAGAGCAGTGGAGTTCCATGGCTAGCTTGGATAAACAAAGGATACATAAGAATATCCACAACACCTAACCAGATTAACTATCATGATGTGGCGGATTATGTAATGGAGCAGTTCAAAAAGCACGAGTACTTCTACGAGCATATCAATTACGATTCCTACAGTGCTAACTACTTAGTAGAGGAGCTAGCATCCATGGGTTGGTCTAGGAAGTCCTGTTTGATTCCAACACCTCAAGGATTTAAGACCTTGAGTATTCCTATGCAGACAATGGAAGCATTTCTTAAAGATAAGAAACTTTGCTATTTAAATAACCCAGTAACTAAGTGGATGCTTACCAATGTAGAACTGGTATCCGACAGAAATGGGAATTTGATGCCTAAAAAAGCTGGAGATCATCGAGGAAATAAGATTGATGGACCGGCAACGATCTTGGATGGATTCGTATCCTTATGCGAAAATGTAGACGCCTACTTGGGCGAGAAAGAGAGGTAGTATGGGTTGGTTTGACAAGTTAAAATCCCTATTTATCAAACAAAAAGCTTCTAATAATGCCAATTTCATGACATTAGACAGTGGCTTTTCTTCAGTATCTTATGAAACAGCCTTTAATGCTACTTACTGTAATTGTGTCTCAGCACTAGCTAGGCATTTAAGTAAGATTGAAGTAGGCATATCTAATGAGAAAAGTCAAGGATCATCTTTTAGATATCTTGAAAAGGTACTGAAATATAGACCTAATCCAGTTCAAACAGCTAATAGCTTTTGGTACTCGCTAGCTTATGATTTTTTCTTCAGCGGAGTTGCTCTAGCTTACATTGAGTGGGATGGTTGGAAGGTCGCTAATCTTTGGACAATAAGTTCAAAGGAAGTGCAGGATGTAAGAATCAAAGGACACGACATCTTCATTAGATTTAATCTTAATGGGGAAGTTCGAGAGGATGTTCTTGATAACTTCATAACTTTGATTAGACATCCAAACACTAATAATCCGTTTAATACCTACGACCCTTCAATGAATAAGATTCTTGAGATACTTGCCACTAATGAAGAAGGCATTATCAAGGCAATTCAAAACTCTAATCTCATCCGTTTCATTGTTGCTTCTTCAGCCAATATGTCGGAGCAGCAAGTCATTAAGAAACAGGAGCAGTTTAGGGATAGACTGGATAAGGCTGATTCAATTCTTTATGTGACAAATGCTGAAAACCTTACTCAAGTAAGTAACCAGTCCAAATGGGCTACTTCAGATGATGTCAAGGAAATGAAAAGAGAAGTATATAACTTCTTCGGAGTTAATGAGAAATTCCTTGACTCCAGTTACGATGAAAACTCTTGGCAGTCAGTCTATGATGGAGCATTAGAGCCATTTATTACAGCTTTAAGTCAAGAACTCACCATAAAACTGTTCACCGATAGAGAATTCGATGTCGGTAAATAGGATTGAGGTTCTTACAAGTCCGTTACAGACAGCCTCGTTGCAAACACGAATCAAGCTTGCAGAAGCTTACTTAAAGCTTCCGACAATAAGACCTAATGTCGTTTGTGACTTACTCTATCTTCCAAGATTAGAAAACGGAGATAAGGAAGTTCAGTCGTTGAATTATGTGGCGTCTAATAAAGTCGACGCTTATCAAGGGGTTGGCAATGAAGAGCAACCTACAGAAAAAGACAAAGGAGATGAAGATAATGGAAAACAAGATGGATCCAGTAATCAAGAAAAATGAAAGAGAAGTTAGATTTGGTTCTATTCAATTCCGTGAGGAAACACAGAAGAAAGAAGATAACGAGTACTATGTACTTGAAGGGAATCCGGTAGTTTTCAATGAGAAGACTTGCTTAGGAAAAGACTGGGACAATAACGATATCTTCGAGGTTATGGAGAAAGATTGCTTTAATGGAGCTGATGTCTCTGATGTAGTCTTCAATGTAAATCATGGAGAAGGCAATCATGCGGTCGCTAGGACAAGGAACGGAACGCTTTCCTTGGAGACCAGAGATGATGGTGTTCATTGCACTATCTTGCTTGATAAAAGCAATCCCCGATGCGTTCAAGTCTACAAAGATGTAAAGAGCGGACTTCTCGATAAGATGAGCTTCGCCTTTACTATAAAAGAAGAGTCCTATGATAAGGAAGAACGCTGCTATCACGTAAGAAAAATTGACAAAGTATACGATGTATCAGCAGTTGAATTTCCTGCCTATGGGACAACCTCCATCTCTGCTCGACGAGCCTCTGAGGCGGTGGCTGAAAGAGAAAAAGCGGTGGCTTTGAAAGTCGAAATGAAGAAGGAGTTGTTGATTCGTAAGATTGATAGAAGTTTATGAAAGGAAAAAAGAAAAATGTTTAAAGAAACAAGAGAAAGATTATCTCAAATCGAAACTCGCCTCAACGAGATCAAAGGCGAAATCGAAAAGAAGAATGATCTCACTATCGATGAACTCGATAAAAGAAACAAGGAAGTTGAAGATTTAAAAGCTGAAAAGATCAGATTGGTCGAACAAGATAGACAAGCTGTTTTAAATGCTTTTAATGAAGCTCCTAAAGTTGATTTATTCGGCACCGAAAATAAAGCTAAGACCGAAAGAGCTGAAATGTTTGCTAAAACTAATAGAATGGCTATCAGTTCTAAAGAACAAAGGGCAGCCTTACTTTCCAGTGGAAAGATTGCCAAGCCTTCGGCTGTTGATGGTATTTATGACAACTTAGATGGTGAACTTGGTATTTTAAATGACGTTATTGTCAAAAATTATGCTGGTAATGAAACCGTAGCACATGCCTATCGTAAAAGCGGTCTTACAGCTAGCGATCATAAAGAAGGAAGTGCACCCGCTGAAACAGGTTCCGAATATGGAATTGTTAAGGTTGCTCCAGTTTCTAAATCCCTTATTACTTATATTTCTAAAGCTATTAGAAGACTTACACCTCTTGATTATGAATCCGAGGTTAGAAGTGCCGCCTTAAGTGCATTAAGAACTTCCGCTGAAGATTTCATTATCAGTAAGATTCCTACTTGCGTTGATACTGACGGCAACAAACTTGCTAGTGCTGTGACTCTTAAGGAAACTGCTATTGGTGAGAAGACTCTTCGTGAAATTGTCCTTAGCTATAAGCCTGGTAAGAGATATAGCGGTATTGCTACCTTATTCTTAACTAGAGAACAGCTTATTGCTTTCGGTGATGTCAGAGGTACCAACGAAAAGAAAGCTGTCTATGAGATTACTCCAGATAACAGCAACACAAGAGGTACCATTAAGGACGGAGGCTTAATCGTCAACTATAGAATCGTTGATGGCTTAGCTAACATGCTTTATGGCTACTTATCAGCTTTTGAACTTGATACCTTTGGTGATTATCAAATCGAAGTTTCTGAAGATTATAAGTTTGCTGAAGGTTTACTCGCTGTCAGAGGTGAAGCTTGGTTTGGCGGTTCTTTAGTCGTCAATAAAGCCTTTGAAGTCATTTCTTTAAAAACAGCCTAGACTGGCGGTAAAACTAAGTAAATAAAGAGAGGAGAATAACATGATTAAAGATTACAAGCCCAGCAAGGGAATCCTATCCAACGAGGAGATGATTGTGATGCTCAATCTTGATGACGATTATTCTCCTCTTTCTAGATTAGAGGAATTGTCGAAAGAAGCATCGCAATTCTTATATCAGAAAACAGGTCATGACTGGAGCGCTGATGAGACTATTAACGAGACAGCCAAAGGTGCCGCAAGAGACTACATCTATCAAATATGGTACGGAGGCGATGATCATATCCAAAGAAGATTAGAGCATTCCATAATTCAGCTACAGGCTATCGTGGACGCTAAAGGAAATCTTTACGAAGATGACAAAGAATAATTCAAACGGAAACGTTTTGAGATGTACGGAGGTGTTTTATGCAAGCGTATAAGGAAGCAATAAAGGACAAGAAGATAAAAATCTTTATTCGTGTTGACGAACAGCTTCCTAATGGAGAAACAATTACTAAAAAGGTTTATCTTCAAAAGAAAGACAGCTACATAAAAGCCTACATACGTTCGTTATCAGCTAAGGAAAGACTCTCAAGTAACACCACTCAACCTTCAAATGAAGTGGAGATAACGATCAACTACAGAAGAAGCCTTGAGAAGAGACAGGACGCTTATGTCGAGTATAAAGACTGGACTTACGCTGTCACTGGAATCGATAATCTCGACTTTAGAAGAACAGAGATGAAACTTACTGGAAAAAGCGTTGAGCCTCCTTGCTTCGACTCAATTGAATATAGGGAGGATTGCAACTGCTTATGAAAGTAATAGAAGCCCAGAAGATACTCTACGATGACATTAAGAGCATTCTTGAATCAGCAGGACTGAAGAATGGATTAGGAGCCGACAAGACAGGAATCTTGTTCTATCCAGCAAGGAAGGAAACAACTCTTCCTATTGGTGACACATTCCTTACTTACGAGGTTTACTACATACAAGAAGCAGGAAGAGCCGATGAAAAGCCAGAGTCTCAATTGGGAACAATCGCAATAGATGTCTTCACCAAGAAGGACAGGACTTCATCACAAATCATGGATATGCTTTCTAAGATTGAAGATGAAGCAATAAAGAGAGGCTATCGCCTCGAAGTTAAGCAGACTGATAGTTACGATTCTGACAATCAGCTTGCTCACTTAAGTTATGACTTAAAGAAAAGAATCAGATAAAAAGGAGAAATGTAAAAATGGCATTTGAACAGGTTAGATTATTTGAAATTACTGGATTCGATTCAGAAACTGGAAAACCAACAATTTCCAATACTCCTATTCCATTTTTGGCTAAGGGAGCTTCAGAGCAGGAAATTAACAATATCTCGGTTACTATTCAGCCTGAATACTCTGAAAAGAGCTATTCTGCTGATAATAAGGTTGAAAAGAACACAGTCATAAAAGGAGCTAATGTTTCCTTCACTTTTTACGGCATTGATGCCGATGCGCTTGATTTACTTACTAGCTTTAAAAAGGATGCAGATGGCGACCTTAATCTTTGTGCTGGCGATGGTGATGAAACCGATGTTTGTGTCTTCTTTAGAGGAAAGAACGAGAAGGGCAAGGCTTATTGTTTATGGCTATACGACTGCGAATTTAAGCCTATCAATCTCGACCAAGGACAAGACGAGGATAGTCCTAAATCCATCACCATTGAGGGTTATGCAAAACTTGTTACTGTCAATGGAGAGAAGACTCTTGGTGGAATTGTTTATGAAGGCTCACCTAAATTCATTAAAGAAGGAGTCGAGCCACAAGCTGAAGATTTGTTCGTAGCTAAAGAAACCACTGCTTCTAGCGGAGATGGCAAGTAATGATTACTGAAACTTATAGAGGACATACTCTTACCAATGCGGTAAGTGCTATTGTCATCTACTATCCGAAAATCACAAATGGAGGCGACTTAGCTAAAGATTTGCAAGAGAAGAATTCACTTACTACTCTTGGAAATCTCTATGTTGCTTACAGATATGCAGGAGACGTGGAAGCAAGAAAGAAGTCCTATGAGGAAATCCTTAACGAAGTCGAGCAATCAGATTTCTTAGAGCCTACAAGCGATTTCTACAAAGCTCTTAATAGACTTATAAACGAGGGTAGAAAATCCGAAAAACACTAGTGGAGGCGGATTGCATAAGAAAGGCAAGTCCGCCTATGCAGTGCTTTATGCCTTTAGAATTCTTGGACTTGACAGCCGATTCCTAGATGTGTGGTCGATTAAAGATCTAAATGGCTACGCAGAATATGCGGAGTCGATGACGAAGACAAAGAAAGGCAATATCAAGGAGGGACGAACTTATGGAAATGGTGACTTAGACCAATTGTTTGGAGGTTAGTATGGCAGAATGGACGGAATACTTTGCAAAAGCTAATGAGATCATGGCAAAAGTAGCAACTGAATCGACAGAAAAAATTCTAAAAGAATATTCTGAGAAGTTCTTTGAGAAGTTAAAAAGTCTTACACCTGTTGATACTGGATCATTGGTTAAATCATTAATTATTGAGCCATATAAATCAAAAGGAATCAACGACGGAAAAACTGGATATGTCATAACCTTTGACGGATATGATGAGAAAGGAAGACCATTCCAGCTTATAGCTAATTCCTTGAATCGTGGATACACCACCAAAAGTGGAAAGATTGTAAGTGGTTCACACTTCATTGATAAGTGCTTAACAATGCTTAAGGGAATAGACGAAGACATTAATAAGATGTGGGAAGAGATGATGAATAAGGAGGTTAAGTAATGGCAGTAGAAATCGTAAGAGATCTAAAGCAAATCAATGCAGAACTGAAGACTACTCAGTCCTCCTTTAACAAGGCTGAAAAAGAGGCAAGAAATCTTTCAAAGGCTTTGAAATCGGATCCTAAGAACAATCTATTAAAGAGTTTTAAGATTGATGAACTTAATAGGCAGATAGACGCTTGCACTAAAAAAGTCCAGCTTTTAAAAGAAAAGCAAGATGCTATGAAGAATAGTGGTGTAAGTGAAAATGCTATTGAATATCAAAGACTTACTGCTGAGATTGCCAAGACTGAATCACAAGTAAAGTCACTTACTAGTCAAACAAAGGAACTTACAAAACAGACTAAGCTATTTGGTAATGTAAACCTTGATAAGATGAAAAAAGGATTCTCATCCATTAGTAAAGTCGCTTTAGGTATTGTCTCCTCAATTGTTGGTGTAGGAACAGTTTTTGCTAGTGAAGCGGATGAAATCCAAAAGAAAGTTGATAAGTTCGGTGGAACTGCCGAGCAGTGGCAATATCAAAGTAACGCTTGGGATAAACTTACTGGCGAAGGAGATGCCTACGAGCAAGTCTTGCAAGCTGTTGCTTCAGCCCAGGGACAAGCACAAAAGGAATCTTCGAAACTTGGCACAATGCTTGAACAGTTGGGACTCTCTTTTGAAGACGTTCAAGGTAAGACAAGCACTGAAGCTCTTCAAGTTTATCTCGATGCTCTTTCTAAAGTAGGAGATGAAGCTACAAGACAATCTATAGCGGTAGCTTTGTTTGGAAGCAATGTCGGTACTTATATGGCTCAAATGGCTGGAACAGGAAGTGCAGCCATTGAGCAGTGGAATTCTGAACTCGCTGATGCAGGAGTTCTTACTAACGAACAAGTAGAGCAAGGAGCTGAATTGCAAGATACGTTTGACTACTTAGGTCAAACTATAAAGAAACTTGTTGCTGATTTAGGTTCGAGCTTTAAACCAATGATTGAGGGGTTAGTAACTTTAATTAAAGGAATTGCTCCAATCATCACTGCTATTGGTAAAGCTCTCGCAGCTTTAGGACCAGGAGGCGCTGTAGCCTTTGCAGTATTTGGAGGTCTTATGGCTTTGCTTCCAGGACTTATAACTATGCTGGCAGCGCTTCATGTCGGAACTGGAAACATAGCTCTTGCAGCATTGACATTAGGAGCATTAGCCCTTGCAGGATCGGTGGCGGCTGGAATTGCTATCGGTAGCACAGTAGGAACAGATACTGAGGTAAATAACATCCCTGTAATCGATACAAGTGGCTTTGTTGACGATTCCTCCACCCTTGAGGAGAATAACCAAAAGGGAACAGGAAATAACGCCAGTAGCCAAGGAAACACCTATAACACAACCAATAACTACTATGACAATTCAACAATGAATAACGACATCAGTAAAGATGTTGATTATGAAGAAATGGCGGACTACCTCACTGAAAAGAAGAGAGTCCTGATAGGAGGATAAGATGGCAAGATATGACTATATAATCGGCGATAACATCGTATCCACTATTAAGTTCGATGTTTTGGAGCTAGAAACAAGAGAGGCGGTTACAATTAACGGACAAGTAACAATGCCTCAAACTGATTTCATTCTTTTTCCTAGCGGGTTAGGCTTCCAGCAGGAAGTCACGATAGTCGCTGGCGATACGATTGACTACGTTCTTAAGCAGACGCTTAAAAAGAAGAACATAAAGCTCACGGCAATGTGGAAGGGCGAGAATGCCTATCAGAAGTACAAAAACTTCATGGCTTGGATTTCCACTTATAACAATCTTGAGAAGTATCATATCCGCTTCAGCTTTGAGCTTGGCGGAATCAGAAGATATGTCGAGCTGGCAATAATCAATGTTGACCTAAAGGGAAGAGACGACTTTTACGTATCGGCTGAACTGACGATGCAGCCCTTGTCTCCGTTCTATGAGAGAGACTTCTTCTCAATCATGATTAACAACACCCATAGGGGAAAGATTTACAACTATGCTTATCCTTACTTCTACGGAGGCGGCGCTTATTCCGATTCGAACTTGATCGAGAACGAATACCTCAAACAGGTTCCTATTAAGGTCATCCTTAAAGGACCGATGACAGCTCCGTTCGTCAACATCACTCAGATGAACGATGACGGGACCAATGGGGAGACTTATGGCACAGTTCAGTTCAGAGCCGGAACAACACTGGCTGAAGGCGCGACACTTACTATCGATGCATTTAACAATAGGGTTTATCTATCTGAAACTAATGCAGAGACTAGAGTAACTACGACCAAGGATATGTTCGATGCTCTTGATAAGTCGAAAGATTCCTTCTTATTCGCTAATCCTGGAAGAAGCAAGATCACTGCTTCTCTTGATAATGAGGAAGCGAGCTGTGAAGTCCATTACGTGAGGTACATCTCATGAGCTGGGCGTGCCTCTATGACAAGGAGTTCAAGCCTCTTGGCAAATGGACCCAGCACATCATCAGCGAGTGGTCTCTTACGAGGAAGGCTTATGAGTTTGATGAGTTCAAGTTGACCTGCAAGGGATTCGAGAACTCCAAGAATGCTTGCTACATTGCCATGTTTAGCAATACAGGCAAGATTGAGTATCTTTCCTTCTGCGGCATTCCTAATACCAAGGATGGGCTTACTACGATAAGCGGAATTGACTGCCGACAGCTCTTCAACCAATCAGTAATGCTTGACCTAGGAGAGAAGAATAAGGATGGTAAATACGTTATCAATTCTGTCAAGTCGTTATTCGATTATCTTCTTAAGCAGAGAATAGACGGAACAAGCGGTTCACAAGGATTAGACTTAGGAATTACTTACAAGGTTGATACTTCTGACCTTACGGTCCTATCAGCAAGTGACTGGGATGAAGAGGCAATATCAAGAGACAAGAAAGTTCAAAGCCTTTGGAAAGTTATCCAAACAGCTTGCAATGTCTATGATGTGGTAGTTGTTGCTGAAGCTCAGATAGATACAATTGAGAATCAGTATAAGCTAGTCTTCAAGGCAATGAGAATTACTGAGAAGAAGAACATAAAGCTTAGTGATTATGATGTGAAGATGACTAATACTCAGAACGTTACTAACCGAGTTATAGCAACTAATGGAATAAGAAATAAAACTTACTATCTAACTAACAAATACAAGGTAAGTGATTCATACAATTCAAAAGAAGACAACAGACTCTATCCTCCAAGAATTGAGACAGTCTATAAAGATCCAGCCGATTACGATAATGAAGCGAAAGAACAAAATAAGTTAAAAGAAGAAGTGGCGTTTAACGAAGCAAAGGCTGAGGCTATTCAAAAGCTCAACGAGAATCGATACAAAGATAAGGTAACAATCAATCTCAATAGTAAGCTTGGTTCAACTCTTGATGATGTGGACTTTAGATACATCGGTGTCATCAATCAGTATCTTCCAGCTGATTATGCAAACGGAGCCGAGAATACTATAAAAGAGCTTCCTGTAATGTCTATTAAAGAAGACAGCAAAGGAAATAAGTCCTTAACGTTTGGAAGATTATCAGACTTTTGGTTTATGGATGACTAAGGAAAGGAGAAGACTATGGCAGATATAGCACGTGTAACTAGCAACAACTTGGTTCTTGTTAGAAAGAACAACAGCAATCCTTTTGAGAGGTATATGCCTTATGTTGAGATTGACAATACAGGCAAGAGGACTTGGTATATTGATGGAAAGAATACCAATATTGAAGCTCCAGCAGAGATTCCTAATAACGAGCAAGTGACTGCTTTTCATGATGCCTGTATGTGGTACACCATGCTAGGAAATGGAATCCTTCAAGGTGTTTATAACGAATGCCAAGCTTCTCTTGTTAATGGTAAATTTTATATAAGTTCTGGCATGATCATGTTCGGCGGAAGACTTATTGAAATAGGTAAGAACTCACAGGTCGAAGTGGATTGCAGTAACTTTGGTGACAATGCGACGTTTTGCATAAAGCTAGAGATGACGATCAATGAAGACGATGCCAAGAGTGACGTTGGAATTTATGCCACGGCTGATAGCTCTGAGAAGACTGACTGCCTTAATGGTGCTGGCACTTATGACATTGTATTATTCAAAGTTAATGGAACAAGTGTCAATAAAGAGATTCCAACTCTAGAGCCTGGGATAGCCCAGAACGCAACGAATCTTCTCGGCACTGGGAGAATAGCCGGGGTTCCATTCAATCAAGTCTTTGAAGAGCAAAATGGCAAGGTTGTAGGTGTTAGATATGCTACCGAAGCCGAGGTATGTGCCGAGGCAAGAGGATTTGAGGGCGGAGATAAGAATAGAGTAAATGAAAATCTTTATTTACCTGGAAGAGGAGCCTATTTGCTTCAAGAAGCAGTTCTTATAAGAAATTATTCTCCAGAAATAATAGAATCAAACGACTCAAACGGCAGTACTACATATTCAACTAAGTGGATACCATTTGAAAATAGCAATTCATTGAGTCGCTTAGAAGGAATCTACGATGTGACAATAAATGATAATTCAATTTCGGGCAGTGGTGCTGTACTTCAAACGCATAAAGATAATCCTGCAAAATATCCTACAGCAAAAATCCCTGTTTATGGTTCATATAACAAAGAAACATTAAAGATAGATATTCCAAATAAGCAACTTAGATTTCTTGGATATAGCTCGGATAGTAAATTGAAGAACGTGACAGTTAAGGTTCATCTTTTTGGAGGATATTAAAATGCCACAGACAGGAGTAAATTTTGTTAACAAAAAAGGAACTAAGGTCCTTGCTTATTCTGATACTGTTATTTTCTATAATGGTAAAGGAAACGGAAAGATTGAATCGCAAGATAAGATAGATCCTTCAAGCGAGAAGGCGCCATTTGGATTGATTAAGACAGGAAATACTCAACCTTTCCAAGTTGAATTCGATTTAACTAATCTTGTAGATCCTGTAGTTTATCTTAATCCTGGAATGCTTAGTGTTTACGGAAGGCAAGTACAGCTTAAGGAAAAAATCAAAGTACATGACTTTCATCAAGATTCGTTAGCAAGTGATAATTACTGCACTCTCTATATTGAGATTAATCTTTCCGACATTCTCAATCAATCAGCACGAGTAGTACTAACTTCCTCAGCTAACGGATATGAATATGACTATGGCGTGAATGGAAGTAACCGAGACAATCTCTACAAATACAATAACGGAATTTATCGAGTGCCAATAGCACAATTCAAATTCAGACCAATGGATTCCAATCCATTCTCCGACTTGAAATATCTCATTCAAGATTTTGATATGTCGGCAAGAGAAAGCACAAGAAATTTAAGAGAAGATGCAACAATAACTGGAAGAAAGATTATAGGTGATTTGGCAAAAAAAGAACTACATCCTTATGAGGATGACCTTAGATTTCTTGTCAAAGCGGATAATCAAGAAGCCCTTAATTCCTATGAGAATGAAAAAGTGCATAATCGATATTCACCGGGTTATTCATGGGCTAAAGAATCCAGGTCTTTCGGCGGAGTTAGAATTGGATCAGATTTATCCAATTTAATAACAATAAAAAGAGTAAAACTTAGTGATATTTATTCAGGCTTTGCAACTAAAAGTATGAATGGTAAAAGAACTTATTGTGGAATTGACTGGGCGCATTTAAAAAAGATAAGGCTTTGGTTTACAAATGCTGATTTCAAAGCAAAGATAAATTACCAAGCTAAGGAAGTGAAATCCCTTGGCGGAATTGTCTATTCGAGTGCCGATGCCGATATGAGCTTTCTTTATAGAGATTACTATCCAAGGATTGTAGATAATAAAATAAAAATAGCTTTATATGGAAACTATTTAACTTATGGTTGGGGAGGAATGGAAGTTGATCTTAATATCATGGATCAGCCTCCCGATTACAGTACAGATGATACTGGAAGTTGGGACGGATATTTGCAAACAGTAGGTACGCCTCTTGCAGGATGGCAAGTCTCAACACATCCGTTTATGTTTATGACAATTGAAGGAAATTATGCATCCTTTAAAACGTTTGGAACGACCAAGGAGTATTCAACTTGGCTAGGAGGGCTTAGCTGGGCTTGGTACATCTACAAAGATATTGAAATAACCAACGCCGCTGGTGCTCTCTATGCGGACTTCATCTATCAAGGCGATGTCGATACTTAGAAAGGAGGAAACGAAAGATGAGTGTTAGATTACTAGAAAGAAAAGATGATCCATTAGGAATAGGAATAGGAGTGTCTAATGGTGCTTTACTTAACTATACGGCGCTTAATAAACAGAACGGCTCATTGAATGGATGTTCTGTTACTAGAACTGGTAGTGAAGTATATATGGAAAAAGGTACTCTATCTATTCAAGGATTCCGTCTTTTCCTCGCACAAAAAGAAAGAATAGCCGACCTTAGTAAGGTGACAGTAACAGGAAGTGACCTTCAGTACATAGCAGCAAGAGTTACTTACAAAGCTGAAACAGATGATGCAAGTGCAGAATTTATAGTTGTTCCTGCTTCATCATCTCTTAATAAGACCGATATACAGAACCAAATTAATGGTTCCTATGATTATCCAATAGCTCAGTTTAGAAAGAGCGGAACGACAATCTCAGATTTTCGATCACTGATAACTCCCATTGATGTCGTCAACGATGAATTCGATTACCACGCAATAGATTTATGAGAGGACATTCGACATGTATACGGTTATCAATAATAGCGAGATTGTCATTTATCAGGGACTTCCATATTCTCAAAGTCTTAAAGTCTTATCCAGTAAAGATCCTCCAATAGATGAAGTGAGGATATTGTTCCGAAATAAGAATATCCAGCTTACTCATGATGAAGAGAAAGATAGTTGGAAGCTAGAGTTTACATCGGAGGAAACCGCTAAACTAGAATTGGGAGCTTCGTTCTACAATCTTGAAATCCATTATCAAGACAAGACTAAAGAAGAAAAAGACTATATTGGAAGATTGATTGTCAAGGAAGTCAAACCACTGGAGGTGAGTACATGAATGATGTGGTACTTATGTTCGGTGAAACAGAAGATGTGAAGAGACGGAAAGAAGATGTAGCCTTAATCTTCAAGAAGAGCAGTTGTTGCAATGATGGTCCAGTTGACCTAGCTCAACAAGTCCAGATTGAGAAAAACAAGAATGACATTCTAGATCTTAGAAATGCGATCCAAGTAACAAATCAAAGATTAGAAGAGAAAATCATTACTGGAACTACTCTTAAAGAAGAACAACAGATTGGTGATTATTACATCTTGCAAGGCAATACAATTAAAGAAGTCAAAAGCCAAAATACTAAAGAAAGCACAGGAGGTGGAACATGGCTGGAAATAAGATAGTAAATTCTGTCAAAGCAAGATACTTAGAAAAAGTGTCTGCTACAGAATACGAAGAGAAGTTCTTCACTACAGTTGTCGAACAAATCAAAGCAGAAGGAGGAATAGCTGGACAAGGCGCAGGAGCTAGCTTAGCAGCAATCTTGAATAGCTTATTCGCTCTAGCATCAAAAGCTGGAGTAACATCCGTTAAAGTCGGAACAGGAAACAAAGAGACGGGTGATGTCATTGTCAATCTCGATAAACTCGGAACAGTGGCAATCACTCAAGCTCAAGTCAATCAGATTGCAACCAATACTACTCTTGCAAATAAGGCTCAAACTAAGGCTAACGACGCATATTCATTAGCACAAGGCAGAGTGAGAGGTATTGCATATGATACGGAAGCAGACATGAATACTGCGCTAAAAAATGGCTAAAGGCGATTTGAAGATCGGCGATAATATCTTTATCAAGGCTACAGGAACTCCAGATTACTGGGTGTCAGCTATATTAGACAACAATGAAGGAACTAGAGGTTATTACGAACTTAGCCCACTTGAGACTCAAACCATCGATTTAACGGGATATGCAACAGTCGCAGCATTGAAAGCTGTAGAAACCAAAGCTGACAATGCCAAGAGTGCAGCAGACACGGCACAAAGAGCAGCCAATACTGCAAAGACTAATGCTGACACTGCAAATAGCGAGATAGGCAAATTGAAAGCTGGAACGACACCAGCAGGAAAAGCCAATCAGTTAACTACAGTTAGAAAAATCTCCTTAAGCGGTGATGCCACGGGAAGTGCAAACTTTGATGGAACAGCCAACGCCACAATCAACACAGTCTTAAAGAATACTGGAGTAACAGCTGGAACTTATTCAGCAGTACAAGTTGATGCTAAAGGCAGAGTGCTCAAAGGTTCTCAAATGATTGTATTCGCACCAAATATTGATGATGCTTCTCTAAATAACTTAGCTATTGGCGGAATAGCAGTTGTCGACACTGAAGCTTCGCAAAGCTAGAAAGGATACCAAGGAATGGATTACAAATATGTCTATGTCAAGAATGCTGATGGAACCTATACATTCCTTGGCTATTTGCTTACAGACAAATCAAAAATTGAGAATAGCGACGACAGTGTGGAATATCACACAATTGACCTATAGAAAGGAGGATAAACCATGGCTGAAAAATTTATAGATCGACTCAAGAAAAAAGGCGAATCGGTGTGGCGAAGAATATTTGCCGCAAGAGCCGAAGCTGATAAGGAAGGAACCGTATTCACCGATGGATACCAGAAGAAGATGAAAGCTGGACCAGGAATCAGAATCGACAATGGCGATACTATTGTAAACACAGCTTCTTCACTTAACACTTACAAGTTTCACTACTTGTATGATGCGGAAGGCAATCTGATAGCCCAAGTAATCCCGGATAACATAGGTGAAGGATTAGTGGGAGTAAAAGACACGTCAAGCAACGATGAGTATGAAGTCAGTGTGTTCACCAATATTGCGAACTTGAGAGTAGAAATAACTAGCGGAGCAAAAGGTATTGCTGGAGGAGAAACCACCATTAAGATAACCAATTACAATCCCAGAGTATTTACGGCAGTGTTGAGAAGATACAATTCAGATGGAAGTTATTCCCCTTGGGGCCTAGGACAGGTACAGGTTCCAGGTAATCAAGGAACAGCTAACATTACCTATACGATTGTTAAAGGCAGAAATGCTTTGAATATCAATTAAGGAAAGGAGATTAAAATGGACTTAATTACGGATAAGTACTTAAAAGGCAATGTAACTTTTAAAGTACAGAAAGACACCCAATATTTGATTGCTAATGCTTCGAGCAATAGGCAAATAAGTACTTGTAACTCTAAAGGAGAGGCAACAAAAATCGGGGGGGG